AGTCTTGGTAGGTATTACTCGCGCCGTCAACGTACAAGGCGATGTAGCAGTCTGCCCCGGCCGAACCGGCTGTTTGCCTTCCGGCGAGGCGTCCGAAGATGTTGTAGACATCCGAAGTCGAAGCCACATTAACGCTAAAGGCGAATCCGCCTATGATGACGGCGGGGATGCCTGTAACGGTGACAGTGTTGGTCGGCTTAGATGTTGCGGTCAGAATATGATCCGAAGTGACGTTAGCCCCGGCTTCCTTCGGCTCCAATGTGTTGAGGCAGAACCCATCTGAGAAGTAGATGACATTGGCTGTCAAAGACCCGGCTGTAATCATATCCCCGGTGATAGCCCCGGATGCAATTATCGCCGCTGTGACCGCCCCGGCTACCAGTTTGGCGGTGGTTACCGAATTCGCCGCTAGCTCACTCGCTGTAATCGCCCCGGCTGCTATCTGAGCCGCGGTGATCGTGTCCGCTGCAATGTTGGCCGCTGTGATTGTGGTGGCCGCGATGTTCGCACCAGTGATGGTTGCCGCAGCTATGTCTGCGGCCTGGATTGTCCCCGCCGCAATCTTCCCGGCAACCACGGCTCCGGCTGCTAGCTCACTCGCTGTGATGGCCCCGGCTGCTATCTGTGAGGCCGTAATAGTGTCCGCTGCTATGGTTGCAGCGGTGACGGCCCCGGCTGCAAGTAGGGGCGTACTGATAGCCCCATTGGTGATCTGCGTCCCGGTGATTTTCCCTGTCAGTTTGGCCGCTGAGATTGCCGCCAGTTGAGAATCCGATAGCTGCCCGGTGACTTGGGATGCGGCCAAACTCGCTATCTGTGCGGCGGTCAATGTGCCGCTGATATTGGCCGCCGCTAACGTCAACGCTGTCCATGTACTCCCGGCACTGACGTAAAGGTAACCGTCCGCAGTGTTCCAAACGATACGCCCGGCTGGATACGCGGCATTGGGCAGCGTTGGAAGACTCGCCACTTGGACCGGGGCGTTAGCCGTGGCCTGTGCGACTGCGGTAGAGATAGCTGTGGCTTGCGCCGCAGCAGCCTGAGCCGCCGAGATGGCCGCTTGAAGCGCCGTGCGCTGTGTGGCGATGGCTGCCCAGTTGCTCGAAAGCATGGTCTGAACGCCCATCCATGGGCCGCTAGTGGTTCCATCAGGCCAGATCGTTGCCCAGTTAGCCGGCGCTCCGCTGAATCCGGTGATTGTCGTGTTGATGGCCGCAACGGAGTTGTTGTAAGCCGTTGCCGAGACAACCCAGGCAGACGCCAATGTATCGAGTTGCGTCTTCATCGCAAGCTCTGCAGAATACTGCGTCATCAAGGCGATCTTGTTGGCGTTCGTCAAATAATTGATGTTGTTCGGCCCGCTACCTGGGTCAATATTCACAGTCGTAGGGACCAAACTTATTGAGGCTCCTGTTTCGGTCCATGGAGAGTTAGGCATAGACGGCCTCCACCGCAGCATTGACGACGCTCATGGCGCTCGTTGGAGTCACAGCGACGGTGCAAGAGCGCGCGGCCGGTCCAACTGCGATCATGTCAAAGAGATAATTCGCTACCACCGTCGGATCACTCCCGGTAAAGCAGACAACGTTAAAGCCCGTTGGCGTCGGATAGTTGCTGGGCCACGTCCAAGTGATCGTGAGCCACACTTTAGCGGCTGTGGTTAGTCCTCCGCTCGCTGTTACCGTGATTCCATCACTGGCCGACGCGCTTCCGCCACTTCCGCTCGTGTTCGTCGCGCTCTGCGATATTGTGACAATCGGCGGATACGGATAAGGCGTGATGTAGGTCGGCACGATGCTTTGCAGGCCGCCGGAAGCCAGCGAACCGACCGCTACAATCATGTACATCCCCGTGCGGATGGTGGAGTCTGTCCACGTTGTGCCGGTTCCGTCCCATAACACGGTCGCCGTGTTCCACGGGTAATACGCCTGGCTGTCTTGGTAGCGAATTTCGTAATGATCCGCCCCGGCGACGGCGCCCCAATTGAAAACCAGTGTGCTACCGGATGCCGCGCATGTGAGGCCAGTGACGCTGGCCGGCGCATTGGTTGAGGCCACTACAGTGATCGATGCGGTTACGGGAGTTCCTAGCAAGTTCCCTTGCCAATCGATCCCGGTAACCGTGACGTTGTAAGTGGTGCCAACATAGCCGGTGAAAGTACAACTTTGCCCTTGAATGTTGCCGATGGTATCCCACGCCCCTCCCGATGCCTGCACTTTCACCTGGCCGCCCACGGCGGTGTTGCCGTTTACCCAGCCAACCGAGATCACCGAAGAGTTAGGAGAAGTGGATGGGGAACCGCTCTGAGCTTTCTCGGTTAGTGACAGGTTGAGTATTGCCGGAGTTGAATTGGGCACACCCACAATTTCGCCGTAGTTGGGAATCACGTCGGTATAGAGCGCGGAGTTGTATTCGACCGCTCCAATGTCGAAACTAAAATCTCCCGAGCGCTTGATTCCCGCAACGCGGAAGAGCTTGGCAGCTTGATAGCCCGCGCTCTGTCCGTAAGCCCATGCGCTATCTGTGCTCGGCACCGCGGAGAATGCACCCGAGACGGAGATCACCGCCCCGCCTGGCCCGTTAGAAGAGGGCGCCGTAATGGCTACGCCGGATACACTCAAATTCTCAATCGTATTCACGTCGTAGAGTGTGACCACTTGGCCGACGGCAAGCGGCACAGAGGAGGCGAGGCCAGTAGCAGTGGCCAGTGTCACAGCAGATCCACCGTAGCCGGTGACGATGTACTCCGTACCATCGGGAGTAACGGCCTTAACGATGCGTCCCGATGGAACTGGAGCCGACAGGTTGAGAGTCAGTCCGGAAATAGATGCAATCTGCGCAGTCCCACGTTGCACAATGGGATGCTGTACGCTTACCGTCCACCCGGAGGCCATGGCAAAGGTTAGATCGGTGCGCTCGACGTTGAGGGCGGTGAGGGTTGAGCCGGCTTGAATCCGTCCGCCATTCGCCCAGTTCACAACATCGGACTGTATGGCGATCACCGATCCGTTGCGGCAAGATACAGATTCAAGCGCGGCGGTAATCTGCGCACTCCGCAATGCGAGCTTATTGCTCATCAATTGGTGATAGCACCAGCGCCATGCTTGATCGCGGCTCGTGCATCCGACAAGTTTCGTGCGGGTGGTTTTCGGCTGCAGCCCGCTATTCATATCCGCAGCGGTCATCACCGAAACGGGAAGGTCGGTGCGGTAGTTGCGCGCGGCGTCGGCAAAGTCGCATTCGATCAAGGTGGCCCGGTCATCGAGGGCCACCCACATCTCTTGAAAAGAGTCTTTCTTGGTGTTGCCAACCGTAAAAAGCTGAACCGGATCGGCTGGCGCGTCAAGGATCACCGTATAACGATTCCCGATGGGAATCACCACCGCCCGGCTCATATTGCCAATGGTTTGGTGCGTCTTCCATGCGTCTCCGGTTTGATCGAAGACTCCGGCAAAGATGTGGCGGCGAACTAAACTTCTATCCTGATTCGTCACCAATTCATCATTTAACTCGGCCCACGCCACATACGCTGGAACGTCTACGTTGGCAAGAAGGCACCCCGCCCCATAGAGAGGGTTCGTGAGTACGTCGTAATCCACAATTGCGGGATTGTCATGCTCGAAACCGGCCAGTGCAGCGGGCAGAATAGTATCCTGCCCAATGTCATGCGTGATGGTTGCCATGACCTGAATACCCGCACCGCTCAACTGCGATGTAGCCAGGGCCTTGATGCCAATCAAGATCATGTTCGGATAGGTAAGGTTTGACCAGAAAAGCTCATTGATGTTCCAAAGCCAACCATCGCATATCTGATTTGCGACGGTGCTGTCGTAGAAATTGATTCCGTGTCGATCTTGATACCAACCTATTTTCGTGACTCTCGTATCCCACTGCCCAGGCGCAAGGCCGTAGATGCACTGGGTGTCGTAGATAGCGCTCGTGGAGCAGGCTGAAACATCAACATAACCCTGCCACCATCCGTTGCAAAGCACGGGGTTGGTGTTGGGATCGCATGGTTGCCACACACCTTGAAAAGTATGCGAGGTACTTCCGGTTGAACCGTCTAGATTGGTGATCGTTACCGACTCGTTGGATGACCACGGGTCTCCGGGGGTGTGGTTGCCGTTGTCCGACGCATAGACAAGCCCGCTGCCCGCGAACTGGTCGGTTGGGACCACAACCCATGCCGGCCACGTCTCTATGCTCCCACCGTTATGAAACGTGGCAACGGTGCTCATGTTAGCCATGTTTGGAAAGAGCGGAGAGGTCCAACTATTCTGGTTGTGCGGAGATACCTCGATCTTGTAAATGAAGTGGCAGTTGACGTAATTCCCATCGCCAGTGATGCTATAAAGTCCGGATGGGAATTTCATTGTGACCTGCAAGCCTTGAATGTTTGTTCCCGTTCCAGAGACCACGACGGGGCCATTGGCAACAAGCAAATCCGTTTCCTGCGGATAGCCGTTCACAGTGCTATCGAAACCGTCAATGGCTGTCTGGTTATTTGTGCCAAGGCGAGTCTGATAAGAGCAGTCGGCAAAATTTGAGATCGGCTGATTATTGATTTTTACGCTGGAAATCGCAGAGGCTTTGCCGAAGCCATAGCAGACGAGCACGTTGATGTAGGCTTTTTGTCCGGCGTAGCTCACGTAACTGGAGATGACGTTTCCACACCACCCCATGATTCCGTAACCCTTGGGGACGGGTGTACCAGGTTGCGCTAACCCCTTCGGGCCGGTCGGGTCGTACGTGCTCGAATAGGTGGCAGGAGAGGGCTGGCCGGGAGCGAGCGCCCAACTCATCAAGAGACTGCCGGCGGCGGCTCCCGTGGCAAAGAGTGCCCCTACGATCCATCCACCAGCCGCGAGGATCACCGGGCAGAAAAACAGCAGAACGCCAATCAAGATCATGCCCAAGATCGCGCCAACAATGCTATGCCACCATCCCCCACCAGCGGCGCGCGGAAAGAGGAGTATCTCGCATCCAGGCGAAACCACCGTGCGCCATATCTCATCGTCCGGAACCGGCTCACCATTGAGGCTGATCTTGTAAGCCTCGATCTTGACACCCGCACCGACTGCTGCGGCGGCTATGCTTTGGTTTTCTAAATACTCAATCTCGGTAATCTTGTTATCTGTGGGCTGAAAGGGATTAAGTATCTCGATGACACGGACGGGACGAAGGGCCAGGCTTACAGTGTTGGCATTCTTCTCTTCGGGAGGTAGAGCTACGCTTGAGCATTGCGCTGGTACTAACCCTGTTTCCATCGATAGAAGCCCTCAATTCGAGCTTGCCACGGAAATGAGTTATACCGCTCTCTTACAACTCCACAGCTAGGATGAGCGTGAATCATGAGGTCTGCTCCGCATACGACGGCGATATGCCAAGGCGGATCGTCTGAGCGGATAAGTATTCCATCTCCCGGCTGCGGGTCGGTGACAGGCTCCCACGATGCCAACGCAAGCCCGAGTTCGCGGGCATGACTACCCCACTCTGGAACTGCGCGTCCCAGGCGCCGCTCGATCTCCAAAAGCAAACCTACACAGTCGTAGGCATCTGGCCCGCGCGCGCCTTCAATGAACGGCTTGCCGAGCAGATCGGCCCACAGTGCATACGGGAGAGTCTTCATCACATCTGCGCCGCTATCATCGCGCCGTTGGTTCCGATTCCAGGGAAGGCCCCGAAGCGGGCCGCATTACCATGCACCATGCACCCGTTCGTGCCGCTGTAGGTGCCATCGCAATTCGCGAGCGCCCCGGAATATTGGCATTGTGGCCCCTTATAGTGGGAGACCCACATGCAAAAGCTGGCGCGATAGAGGTATTTGGGAAACAGTTGGCGCATTGGCGACGGTGCGGAGAGGGAGAGCGTTGCCGTGTCCGCTGTGCATATTGTCCGCATGACCGTCGTAGATAAGGCGAGATCTGGCTCACCGCCGGGATGAGCGGTGTTATAGACGTAGAGGTTAGCGGTGGCGCCTACGATGCCCGCGTACTGCTCGATGATGCCTTGCAGAATGCGCATAGTGTTCGACGCGCGCAAAGTCATTGTGGGAAGTTGAGCGCCGCCTGGCTGATCGATCGACAAATCAAAATTGAAGGGCTGATAGGTTTGGATGCCGTTGCCGTCTCCGGCGTCAAACTGGATCGGGTCTACATTGCGCGCGGCGCGTAGATGCTGCCCGTTCCATATCAGATCGAGGAGCATGATCCACGCATCACCCGAGGCGAGCTTGGATTTATCGCGCTGTGCGGCCAGAGAGAGAACCGCCATGGGAGATGACCCAGCAGACATTTCTTAACCCTTTCCGGGGTGGTTAAACCTCTTGCAATTCGATCTTTGCGCCGTATACTTTCACGCCGGCGCCCCAGCCAATATCCGCTATCTCAGGAAGGGAGGAAAAGCGCACAAGGCAACCGAGCGATTGCGATCCAACCATGCGGCCATAAGGGGTTAAAGGCGTTAGGAGTGCACAGCCTACGCTGTCCCAAGCAACTGACGCGGAACCGTCGAGGTTGATAACCGCCCCAGTGGGGTTCGTGAGGGTGACGATGAGGGATATGCGGAAACTCGCCGCTCCTGCGGGCACAGTGAACTGGTATCCATAACTCTGCCAACCGGGGCCGATAGCTGCAGCGGGTCCGGTGAGTGTGGATAGCGGGTTGCCATTCGCCGCAAAGAATGAGACGAACACATTAGCGTTAAGCACTCCGGCATCTAGCGTCCCGTTGGTTGCGTTGGCTTGGCCGGTGAAGACGTACACTTCCGCAGGCTTGCAAGACACCGCAAAGTCACAGTTGAGTTGCCCTGTAACGGTTGAGTGGGCAGCAATGGTCTGACCCGCTACAGTGGCGAAGTTGATAGCTTGAGTGCCATCGGCAACAGTTGCGGTTGAGACCCCGATAGACTCCTGGGGCACTGCGGTTCCAGAATTCCATCCAAACACAACATCGGAGGCGGTGAGGGCCGGAAACTCAAAGGACCAGTTGGGGAGTAGGTTGGGGTACAAGAAACTATTTCCACCGCGCGCCGCGCAAGTGGAAGACATAAAGAATTGATCCAGTGCCCGCACGTCCTCAGCAACCAGATTTCGGACGTTGAACGGCCATGTGCGCCGGGCGCGTGTGCCACGAGGGCGTGTGGCTTGATAGCCCTGCTCCATCGGGTCGCGTATCGTGTCATCCTCGACCTTCTTTGAGGAATCCATCGAAGGTTGGCGCGAGAGTGATGGGAAGACGAGCGGGAACGTGGCCATAACTCAACCATGCGGCGCTTGTGAAAATTAGCGCAAAGTAGAGATATGGAACTCAAGGCAACGGTGGATGTGTCAGAGGCGGTGGCCGGACTGGATGATTTGCAAAAGCGGCAGATCCCGTTCGCGTTGGCAAAGACTTTGACGGGATGCGCCAAAGTGGGCCAAGGGAAGGTGCAAGAGAACCTCGGAGGGAAGTTCACCTTGCGCAATAACTTCACCCGGCAGGGCATCCGCATCAAACCGGCCAGCAAGAATGGCGCGGTGATCGAGGCCGATGTTCACACCGACACTGCCAACCGCGCGACCGGCGCGCCGGATTACCTGCTTCCCCAGGAAGAGGGCGGTGAGAAAGTTCCCCACGGCGGTCATGAATACCTGGCTGTGCCTACCCGTTATCTTCGTCAGATGGCCCCAGGAGCGATCCCGGCGGAACTAAGACCGCGCAACCTGTTGGGCGCGGTGGGAGGGCGCTACACGGCAATCACGCGCAAGAAAGGGCAGATTGCGCTGCGCAACCAACGGATCGTGCATGGGTTCATCTTCTTTGTGCAGGACATTCGGGACGGACACAAGGCAATCATGGGCCGGTATATGACGGATAGGGAGGCTTACCCGTTCTATCTGCTCATCCCCGAAGCCCACATCAAACCCCGGCTTGAGATGCAGCAGGAAGTGGAGACGGCGGTTCGGGCGGCTTTCCCGGAACTATGGCAAGAGACCTGGCGTTCCATTATGGCGAAGGGATTGCGGATTCAAGGTTGACTTCCGGCCCGGCAGCGGTACACTGGGTGCGAATCTCGCCATGCTTAGAATCATCGTTGCGCTTATTCAGTCGTTCCTCGTGACGCCGGTACGTTCCCTGTTTGACAGAGAACATCCTGTGAGCGCGGTCACTTCTCCAGTGTTGAATCCCCGCAAGAAGCGGAAAGTGAACGCAGATACGATTGAGGTTTATCCCTGCGAAACGAGAGATTCAACCGAAGAGGGCCGCGCAATCTACGCATCGTGTGACGCTGTTGTAGATGGAATATCTTACAAATTTGACTTGGTTCATCAAAGCGGCACCTTGGACTCAACCGGAAGGCAGGAACGGCCCTGCTGGTCATGGGTTAGAGTGCAAGGCCCACATAGAACGCGACAATCTACCACGATAGAGGCGATGTTTGCATACATGCCACCCTATCAAGCATTAAGTTGCGATCTTCTAAGGACGGGCGCTGTGCGTCAAGCGATTGAGCAGTGGAGAAGACTACCGTCGGTCCGGGAAGCGGGAGCGCAAGCCCATAAGCAAGAAGATTGCTTTGGCTCACAATTGATTCGTGAAGGACAGCGGCGCAAGGCTCAACGTGAAGCGGACGAAACTCACGTCGCATCTTGAAAAGATAGGCGCTTGTGTTGTGGAGGAATTATGGACGGACATTTTGTATTCAGCATGATCGTGGTTCTTTTGATCGGCGTTGTTTACTTTCTTCCTTTGTGGGTTGCGGCAGGGCGCAACTGCAAGGCTGGCGCTGGGATTGCCGTGGTCAACCTTTTTCTCGGGTGGACGTTCATCGGATGGGTTGTAGCTTTGGCGTGGGCGGCTTGCGGGGAGCCAAAGCCAAAAGAACTCCCCGCCGCGCTCGTCCTGGAACCAGAAAGCAACCGTGATGGCCGTTGGATTGCCAGAGACCCTGGAATAGGCAGTTAAGCCAGCATCATGAGGCCCGCAATTCCCTGCGCTACCGGGCCGTTGGTTTCGAGTTGCTTGAGCATGATCTGGATAACCTGTTGCTCCCCTCCGTCGCCTCCGGACTGTTGCGTCTGACTGACCTGCATGGGCGAACCCTGATTGTTGAGAACCACCTGAATGCCGCCGGAACCGCCCGCAGCAGCCCCCCCGCCCATCTGCATTGCCGAAGCCGCGGCGCTGGCGATTGTGCCCGCGCCCGAGCCGAGTCCTCCGTTTGAGGTTGTGCCCGCGCCCTTGTGTTGAAAGAGGCCGCCGAGCAGCCCCAGGCCGTCACTGAGCAACCCGCCATGACCTTTAGGTGTGCCTTTCGACCCATCCAAGCCTTTTCCGCCGCTACCAGAGGAATCCCCGAAGAGCGCGCCGAAGAGTTGTCCTTCCGCTGCCTGCCCCAGGTCGTTGAGCAGGTTGGACCGCATCTGCTTCCATTTCTGATCCCACCGCTCGGACATATTGAATAGAGGATCGAAGACGCCGTGCGCGAATTTCTCCGCTTCGCCTTTGGCTTCCTTCGTATCGTCGGTGGTCCACCTGGCCAGTTTCACATCGGGATGCTGCGAACCGAAGATGCCGGTCGGCATGGTTCCCTGATCCATCCCCGAAGTGTCAATCGGCTTTGCCATCTCGGCGGCGTAGGCGTCTTCCATCTGGCGCGCGAAAGTCGCTCGCTTGCCGTCCAACTCCACCAGCCGGCCCTCGATCTCAAGTTCTCTTGCCCGCAACGCGTTCAGTTTGGTTTCCGTCTCGATGCGATCCTTACCTGTCTTGGCGTCTCTAGATGCCAGGGTATTCATCTGATCGGCGAGGGCGCTACGCTCGGACTGCAACTTCGTTCTTTCAGCGTCGAAGGCGGCGTTTTGGTAGGTAGCCTTTTGCGTGAGGTAGTCAGCTTCGGAGACCATACCCTGCTTGTGCATCTCATCGAGGATCGAGAGCATGGTCTGGGCATGAACGCGGGCGCGGGTCTCATCCAACTTTGCGCCTGCATCGGCAAGTTGACGAAGACTATCATCCAACGCCCTCTGCGCGGCCACCGTGCGATCTGTAGAGCCGGAACCGCCTCCGGGTGGGGGCGCGGGCGGCGGTGATCCTGCATTGCTTTTTTGAGCAGAGTTGACGCGATCCATTGCTGTGCGCTGTTGTGCCAGCAGATCATTGAGTTGACCTTGGGCATGGTCAACCCAATCCATCGAAGGCCCCGGAACTCCCCATAAGCCCTGAGAGTCGGTGGCTTTCTTCGCATTGTTGAGGTCCACTTGCGCGGATGTGATCTGGTCTGACAACTGCGCAAAATAAGCCTGATTCTCACGGAGGTCTGCCTCGTTCCATTTCTTCGTGAGTGCCGCTTTCTGTGCGCGCGAAAGATTCGCATTGGCTAACTGCTTGTCAATCGCCGCTTTTTGCGCGGCGGCGGCCTGGCTTATCGCACCGGGATTCGATGCCTCGTAGATTTCATCGGGGATCGTCCTGCCCATCTCTGCGGCTTCATGTGCCTGCGCTGCCGGAGACTTGCCATTCAGGCCGAGCCACTCTTTCATTTTCTGGATAGCCGCAACCAGTCCGGTAGTGACGTTTTCAAGAGCCGGTGCAAGATCGCTGGTAAGTTCCAACCCAAGGCCCTGCAAGGCACCTTGAAGCATCACGGCACTATGGTGCATGTCCTCCATCTTCTTGATACCGGCTTCGTCCCAAACTATACCGAGGGCCTGCGCTTCGGCTTTGACTGAATCGAGTTTGCCGCCGAGAGCGTCAAGGATCGGGATCATTTCGGAACCCATGCGGGCGCCGAATATCTTCGCGGCTGCATCGCTCTTCGCAATGCCATCGGGAAGCGCGTGGAACTTATCGGCAATCAAGGTGAGCACCCCGTACATATCGTCACCCTTGGCGCGAAGCTGCTCGACGGAGATGCCTACCTGATTGAAGCCCTTTGCGGCTGTCTTGTTGCCGTTGTCAGCCTCATAGGTCGTGACGGCCAGTTTTTTGAAGCCGCGCGTCAAAGTCTCGAAATCGACACCAGCGGATTGCGCGGCATACTTAAGCACAGAGAGATTCTGAATCGAGATTCCGGTTTGCTGAGAGAGATGGCCGAGTTGAACGCCAGCCTCCATGGTCTGTGTGACCATCTCTTTCATGCGCCCGACCACTTCACGAAGGCCCACGGCGATCCCCGCCGCCGCGAGACCCTTTTGCAGCACTTCTCCGATGCTCCCCAACGAGGTCGAAGTCTCTTTCGCTTTGTCCCGCGTTTCGTCGAGATGCTTTTTGACCGCGTTGAATACTTCGCCGGTTTTATCTTCTCCGGAGACTACAACGATCACGCCGCCTTTACTTGCCATCGGTCACCACCTGATTTGATTTTGCCTTGTGTGCGGCGAAGAATGCTCTTGCGGCGCTGTCGGAATCCGGGAAGGCCATCGTCTTCGACTTGTGCTTCTTTGTGGGCCGGGCAAGCAACTGTTTCGGTGTCAGCGGCTTTTCTCCCTTCGGCGTGTAGGGAAGCAGAATCAGGTGGCCGAGCCAGGCGGACTCCGCATGAGCGCGGCGCGCTTCCCTCTCGGCGCGTTCCCTATTGCCTCGCAGGATGAGCACCAATTCGCTGTAGAGAAGCCGGTAGAACTCAGAGGGCGCAAGGCCCATCTCGCCGCAGACGATGCGGAAGGCGTCTTCCCACGTCCATGGCTTTGAAGCCTTGCGCGCTTTCTGCCCCGAGCCTACGCGCTTACGGCTGGGGCGGGCGTTTCCCCCGCGGGATCGTCTCCGTAATACTGATTGAGCGCCTCGGTGATGGCCAGCACGGCCTGGGTGACCCACTTGCGACGGGTGAGCAGCGCGCCCACGTCTTCGACGGTCAACGTCTCATTGCGGCGCGTGGCGTCGTCTTGCAGCGCGGCCCACAGGTAGAGGCGAAGGTTCTCGACATTCACGTCAAGAGTGCGCTGAATCTTGCCGGTCTCGGGGTCCTGGGTTTCGGCAATCGTCTCCCACAGGCTGCTGTCTTTTCCGCCGGCGTTGCGGATGAGGATTTCGGTATTCAGGTTGAAGGCCAGTTGGCGGCGGCGGTCGAAGTCAACGAAGATCGGCTTTTTGAAGATCACTACGGAACCCATATTTACCTCAGTTGTCAGTGGACAGTTGTCAGTTGAAAAAATGGGCCGATCTCCCCCGAGACCGGCCCTCCCTCAAAGCTGCCGCGCGAAGGCAATGAACACGGCAGCGCCCAAAATCTTATTGCGTGACGACGGAGAACGCGCCTGCGCCCTTGAGCGAGATACTGACGCCCTGCAGGTCGTTGTTCTTTCCGTCCCACTTGAAGTCGGTCATGATGACGGAGCCGACATAGGAGTCACAGCCGGACGTGTCAACCTGCTGCGGGAAGAGCGTGATGGTCAACGCGGTTCGAGAGAGGATTGCGCCGAGCAGATACTCCTGAGTCGTGTCGCCCGCGATGTAATCGAGCTTCGCGGTGGACTCGAAGTCGAGCAGGCCGGGCATACGGCTCTTCCATCCGCCGCCGCCGTGATCGGTGGCGTCCAACTCTTCGGCCTTGAATGCGCCGTCGAGTTCCTTGAGGCCCGCGACGGTGGTCATAATCGCGGCCAGGGGCGTTCCGGTGATGGCTCCGAAGGCGGTGGCGTTGACGGCTACCGAACAGGTGTTATTGGAGACGATGGTTCCGGTGACCTGCACACCGTTCAGCGGCGTCCACGATCCGGTAAAGCCGGTGATGACGAGCAGGACAAGATTGCCTGCCGACAAGCCAGTACCCACACCGGCAATGGTGAGCACGGTGGGGTTGGCGTTGGTTGCGGCGGTGATGGCCACGTTGGCGGCGGCATAGCCAAGCTGCGCTTTGTAGCCTTGCAGTTTCGTCGGGGTCACAGTGTCTCCTTACTGCGCGGTGAAGGTGAAAGCGCCGGCTCCCTTGAGCGAGATACTTACGCCCTGGAGATCGTTGTTCTTGCCGTCCCACTTGAAGTCGGTGATGATGACCGAGCCGTTGTAGGAATCGACGCCCGAGCCGGTGCCCTGGAACGGAAAAAGGGTGATGGCCAGCGGGGTCCGGTTGAGAATTGCATTGAGCAGATACTCCTGCGAGGTATCGCCCGCGATGTAATCGAGCTTGGCGGTGCCCTCGAAGTCGAGCAGACCGGCCATGCGGTTTTTCCATCCCGAGCCGCCGTGATCGGTGGAGTCCAGTTCCTCGGCCTTGAAAGCTCCATCCACTTCCTTGAGGCCCGCGACGATCTGGAGGGTCACATTCATGTAGCCCAACTGGGCTTTGTATCCCTGCAACTTAATGGGAGTGATGACGGGCATTTCAAATTCCTCCAGGCCCTACGAGGCCAGATAAGTCTTGTTGACCGTTGGGTCGTTTCTTCCTACTGCCACTTCAACACGCACCGTAACATCCACGCAAACCTGATCGGAATTCGACTTATCGACGTAACCGATCTCGATGTTATCGATGTACGTGTCACTGACGAGGCCACCCAACGTGGGGTCATGGCAGATCTGCGTCCATGCCCACACCACCAGCGGATCGGCGGCCAGGTCAACATTGTTGGTTGCGGCCACATAAGCACGAACAGTGAAGGTGGCGTCGATATTGACCGAATCGTGCGCGGCGTCGGCATACTTGCAATCGATCTTGGTCGGGAAGAGATTGAAGGCGGTTTCGGATGCTCCCACCATCTCGAAGCGGGCGCGCCAGGCCTGCGCCGGCGAACCCGATGCGTTGAGCACAGCAAGGATGGCCGTGGCCGCTTGCGTCCAGATTGCGACTGCGGCCATCAGAGCCACCGGGCCTTTCCGAAGCACTCACGGGCGCCTGCCGAGATCACGGATAGCTTGACGCGCAAGCGCTTGCGGCTTTCGATGGCTGCAACGCAGATGCCAACGAAGATGATGAGACGATCAGCGAAGCTCATCAGAACGCCTCACTGTACGCATCGTCGGGAACGGCGGGCTGGGCGTTGGTTGGCTTATCGAACAGAATCAGTTCATTGGCGATGATGGTTGTCTTCCACCGCTTGACTTGGTGATCGTCTTCCCAGCTTGACGTGCGCAGGCGACCAGTTACGAGCAGCATGGAGCCTTTGTGCAGGTATTGCTTGGCTACGTCAGAGAGCTTGCCGAAGAAAGTGACGGAGTGCCACTCGGTGTGATCGGCCCAGGTGTCACCGCGCTTGATTCTCTCGTTGGTTGCCATGGAGACCGTCGTCACTGACGTTCCATTCTGCAGCGTTCTGGATTCGGGCGGCTGGCCGATGTTCCCCAGCAGTGTTACGGAGTTGACACTCTTGCTCATAGTTGGCTTCCTTTGTCGGGCGCAACATTCTGTCGGTTAAGAGAAACGGATTGGTGGTTACCAGCCCACCGACGAATACCTGTCGTTGGGGACCCCGGTTGGTTTTGCTCATGACGTGATCGGGCCTTTCAGGATGATTTCCATGAGGGACGGATCGTGGTTGGGGACGAGCGCCTTGACGGTGTAATCGCCCGCGACGAAACCGGCGGGCAGGTTGCCATTGTCGGCAATGGACACGGTGTCGAAGGGTTTGGGGCCACCGTTGGCCGGTTGCGGGATGTGCAGGATGTACTCAACCTTCTCGAAGCTGCCAGGGCCGTCTCCGTGGTGAAACACATCGCTATACACATCGATCACTCCGGAGAGAGTGCCGCCGTTCCATGCGACGGGCACACCGAAGTCAGCGAAGAATACCGGGAGGTCCTGATCGCCGAAGGCCACTTACTTCCCCTTCGCCGAAACCGGCGCGACGTAGAACTCCGCCTTGTGGGCCATGATGAGGGCGCGGGCGTCTTCCTCGGTAACCTCGATCACGCTGCCTGTATCGACATGCTGGCCCATGAGACGGGTGGAGTCCAAGATGCGGACGTGAGCCGTCTTGCCAGGCGTTACCTTGATAAACTCGACGGGCATGGAAACCTCTTTCCTTTGGGTTAAGCCTTGCGCCGCATCCCCGGTTTGAGATGCGGCGCAAGGCGTGTTGTGCATTGTTGCGGGTTGTATGTCGATTACAGGAGAGGATTGGCGTCGGTGATGGCCGAGAAGCTCTCGGGGTGACGGACGTTCACGTCGCAGGTGTCGAACGTGGTGACTTCGATCATGCCCTGCTTTTTCAGGCGATACGGGTCAACGATGACTTCGAGCGCGCCCCACTCGCCGATGAGCAACTGATTCCACACGCCGAAGAGGCAGGAGTGAAGGGCAGGCGCGGAACCGACGATAGGCATCTGGTTGGAAACCTCGGCGCGGTATCCGTTGACTTCGCCGTCGTTCCATACCGGCAGTGCGAGGGTGTTGGCCAGCTTGGCAACCTGCTTGAGCTTGCCGCGCATTCCCGCCGTGGTGAGATAGGCCATGGTGCCAATGTCGGCGTTGGCCGCGGCGACCTGCGTCTCCTGGAGAACGAACGAGGCGTAAGTCAGCGCCGTGCCTCCGGTGGCCACAGAGCCGATGCCAACCTGATTGAGAATCCCCTTGGGCTGGTTGGCCGCTCCGGTTCCCGCGATAGCCGCCAGGTCAATGGCGCGGGCGACAATCTGCATCAGGTCATTGCGGACCAATGCTTCCACATCTACCGAAGACTGCAAGAGCAGCTTGCGGGAGAAGCTCGTGGAACTCTGCAGGAGCTTGGGAGTCATAGTGATCTGCGCGAAGGTGAGGTTGGAATCGGCAACGTCGGCGCCGGGGTTATCGGCCACCCAGGTTGCGGTTCCGGCGGACGCCTGCTTGGGGAATGCGATGGTTTCGGACAGGCCCGAAAGAACCGTCGCGCCGAGCGCCCGCACCATCATCTTGTTGCGGAGCAACTCGATAAGGGATACGTACTCGGTAAAGATGGTGTTGAGGCCGTTGCCAGCGGTGTTTGCGTCGAGGCCGGCGCGCTGGCTCATGCCGTACATGCCCCGCGCGTTCTGCTGGCGCTCATTGTCGGAGAGCCGCATCTTTACATCCATGGGGACGAAGAAACCGTCGCGGCGGGCGGTGCGTCCGAGCTTGCGGCTGAGGTCCTGGCTTACTTCCAACTCGAAGCAGTTGCCGCCCTCGGCAGCGGTGTTGAGCGCGCGCAGGATGGAGTAGTTTTCCTTCTCGCTGTCAGAGAGTCCGGCAATGTTGAGGTTGCGAACTTCGTTGGCCTTGGCATCGGCAACCTGCACATCGAGGACGTGGCGGCGCACCGCGTCGGCCCCGGCGCCTTCGTTGACGAACTTCTCCGCCTGCTCACGGGTGATCTGCTTGGGATAGCGTGACGCGAGGGCGTTGATTTCGTTGACGCGGGCGCGCTCGGCCAGAATCCCGGTGTTATTGCCTACCTCAACCGCCGGCGTACCAGCGGAGGGCACATTTTCAGCAGCCATGCTTCTCTCCTCGATTGCGGCCTGAGCCGGTTTGTTGGTTATGGTTGGCAGAGCGCGAGACGCTGCACAGCGGCAGTTTTCGTCATCGCAGTCTTCGTCGCTGCAGTCCGCGCAATTGCCGTCTTCACATTCGGGGCAATCGCACTCGCACTTGTTGTCGTCACGCTTACCGCCGAGGCAGCGCGCGGGATAGACCGGCGTACCGGCGGCCAACTCGCGGCCAATGCCCACGGTGGGATCGGCGGGGATGGGAACAAGAGAACCCTCGACCGGCTCCCAATCGGTGATCCGGTAAGTCGAGTTACCCTTGTCATCGCTCTTGACAAGCTCGTATTCGTGGATGATGTAGCCGCCCGAGGCATCCACGAGAATCCCGTCTTGCACGTCGCGGAACTTCTCTTCGGCCAGGGCGGAGTTACCGAAGCGGGCGGTGACGTTGAGCTTGCCGTCCTTGATTCCGTAACTCTCGATGCGGCCAATGTGCTGATCGGTGGAGTGGCCGAAGAGCAGAGGAATGCCGCGCTTGAGGCGGTCCTGCCGGACGGACTTGGGAGAGTGGTCAAGAATCTCACTGCCCCACCAGCGCTCGACGGGCTGCTCAGAGGTCAACGCGAAAGTCACGGTGCGTTTCTCAGCATCCACACTCTCGACCGTGGCCGCCCGATGAAGGATCGGCAGAGACGAGGGGATTTTCTTTTCGGTGCTCATAACTTGACGTTGCGCCGGAACGGAAAAAGCCCGCAAATTGAGCGGGCTTTTTAGAGATCAGGGATCAGGGGTCAGGGGTCAGAGATCAGGCAAAAGACATAACCTCTTGCTGCAGGCGCCGGGCGGCAATCTCGCAATACTTCTCTTCGCGCTCGATACCGATTGCGGAGAGGCCCAGCGCTTTCGCGGCTTCGAGGGTTGTGCCGCTGCCCATGAAGGGATCGAGGACCGAGCGGCAAGTTACCGGCGCCTGACGGATGGCCCACTTCATTACGTCGATAGGCTTTTGCGTGGGATGGGTTCGCACATCCTTACTTCCTGGCTCAACCAGAAATCCGTTCCACCTATACGCAATGCGGCGGACGCTCTTATCGAGGTTCGTCCATGCAAGCTCACAGTCGGCAAAGTCGGTATCGCCGCGGAGCTTGTCCCACACCAGCCAGCACTTCGAGGACGGCAGGGCGAAGTAGTTTCCGCCGAAGATGATTTGATGAGCAGAACAGGAGCGAATCAGAGAGATCAGTTCATCGTCGGGCGGCGCATCATCCCAGGCGTAGTCTCCGTAATCGCGCGGCAGAACGGCTTTGCCTTTGACAAGGCCGGTCATGTGACACTTGACGCCTTGGCCTTGACGCTGGGCTTTGCGGCCCATGCCGATTCCATACGGAGGATCGGTGAGGAGCAAGTCTGTAGAGACGTTGCCCCCCCCCTAACACGTCTCTGCAATCTCCGCAATAGATGGTGATACCGCCGTGTTGGTAGTAATGGTTCAATCCAACACCATGCCGATGCAGTTGGTTCCGTCGTAGACGAAGTAGGCGAAGTAACTCCAGTTCGTCCATGGCGGGATGTTGAGAGCGTTCCCGCTGGTCACCGCGCCGGGCGCGAAGTTCCAGGTGCAACCCGAGCCGAAGTTGACCGTCTGCGCAACCTGCACAGTCATGGAGTTCTGCGGGTTGATGAGAATGCCGAAGCGCGCGCCGGTCACGAGGCCGGTGACGTTGATGGTGCGGGTGGCGACGGTTCCATTCAAGGGCAATGTGGCCACGCTCATCATGGAACCGGCGGTGTTGAACGTAACCGTGGCGGCGTCAGAGAGCGTGGCCTGGGTGATGGTATTGCCCGCGCCGATGTAGGACGCGGCCTGCACGTCCCATGCGGTCATGAGATCGGGAGAGACGTAAGCGATGGGAAGCGCGGGCAGGTTGGGCGTGTAGTCATCGAAGTTACAGACGCCGGCCTGGCACCAATCGGTAGACCCTACGGCCACGCTGTGAGGCTGAACGCAGTTGTAACCGGGACCGAGCGCCGAGGTATTGGCCACGGTGGAGAGCGTGACCTTGAAACAGATATTGGCCGGGCTTGTGAGCGAGGTATCGGCGATGGTGAGCGTGAATGCGCCCGCGCGGACGTTGACCTGAACCGGGAGAGAAGTAACCGTGCCTCCGCTGCCGACGCGGTATGAGGCCGGGGTTCCATTGGCGAGAGTGGGTTGCCAATGCAGGATTCCGGTGACCGGGTTGCCCGCCGAATCGGACAGGTAATGCGCGGTGACGGTGACGGTTTGCGCGGGAAGCGATGCGTAGAGGCAGAGCATCGTGAGGGTGATGAGGACAATGCGAATCAGTTTCATGGGTCTCCTTTGTTCGTGGTTAGGCCGAGCCGCCCTTGGATGATCCGGTGGCTTTGGTCTGGTCGCCTTCTTTGGCATCTTCGGGCGCATCGGCCACGCCCTTGGCATCGGTGCCCAGCTTGAGGCCGTACTTTTGAATCAGCGCCTCTTCGGCTGCGAGTTCGGCGAGAGTGTCTTCAAGGTCGTAGCCTTGCTCACCCAACAGGCGCTGGCGTGTGGTGAAGCCGTTTTGTACGCCGAGGGCGTTGGACTGCTGATCCTTGACGGGATCGACCCACGGCCAGCCGCGCGGATGCCAGTGGCATTGCTCGGCCACTTCGTCTTCGTCGCGCACACTGAGATCGATGCGGCCCGCAAGAACAGCCGAGGCTAGCCAGGCGCGGAATACGGGCTTGTGAAATACCTCGATCATCCAACGCTGGCGGACGCGCCACATATCGCGCTCGTTCAACAGGCCGGCGCGGATGGAAGAGAAGTTGACGTTCTCCAGATCTTCGGCAAGCGAGTTGTAGGAGACGCCGAGGCTCGACGCGATACCGCGCTTGACTTCCTTGACGAAGTTACCGAAGGCGGTGTTGGGATGCTCGGGCTTGAAGGTGTCAAACTTGTTGGCGCCGATTTGAAGGAAGCCGCCAGGCGTGGCTTCCATGTTGATTGTGCCGTCTTCATTGATACCCTCGCCCTTGTATTCGCCGCTGCCCTTATCGTCTGAGATGATGCCCATCTGGCAGGCGCCCACGCGGGCGGCAATGATCTCGGCTTCCATGTAGCCCTTGAGCATGTTCATCTGGAACATGGCCGGGGCCATCCACGGAACGCCGCGGGTTTGCAGGGCTGAATCGGGAAGATAGGCGTGGCAGACGATGTTGGCGGGAACGCGCACACGATCCATGGGCCGCGAGGTCCATTCATTCGGGTGGCGATTCCAGAGATGATAAGCGACCGGCTTGCGGAACTTGTCAACCTCGACGCCCATACGGATTTCAGTTCCGATGGTGGTCTGTTCGAGGAAGAATGTGTGGTCAAGCTGATCCATATCCATGTGCTGCAGCGCGAATCCCCAGGGGTTGTTGACCACCTTTTGAATCACGAGGAATTCGCCGTCCATGGCGGCGGTGCGGATGAGGAGCCGTTCGAGTTCGTCAAAGCTGAGTTTGCCGTCAAGGGTGCAATTTCCCTTTTGACGCCAGAGCTTCCACTCGGCCTTGATTTGAGCGTTGAGTGTATCGGCCAGCTTGCCGCCGCGCAGGTTTTGCACTTTGGGCTGCATGGTGACGCCGTGCTTGCCGATGACGTTGGCGACACAGAGCGAAAGGAACTTTGCCGCAGTGGGATCGTTGTCAGCCAGTTCGCGGGCGCGGGAACGGAGTTTGCGGAGATCGGTCCACAGTTTCTGGTCGCGCGATAGGATGGAGGTTGCCCAATCGAAGGTGAGACGGCCAACCTGGGCGGCGGCAAAGTTGCGCCGCGCTACGCTGGGAGCTTTGGCCGCAACGGTGGCGCGGGCTTCCCTGAGATCGAGCGATTCAATAGCCATAGCCGAAGCTCACTCCGATGGTTTTGCTGGGCTGGGTTTCACCGCGGCGAATGCGCAGGGCGCGAACGCGCTGCTCAAAGACGGCTTTGACTTCGAGGAGTTCTTTCCAGGCGTACCGCTGCAATTCACGCTCGAAGACTTTGTATTCGCGCACGTCCTGTGTTGCTTTGCCCTGAATGAGCGCGTTGATGTTGTCAAGCGTGATTTCATCCGGCTCACGGTCATCGAAGCCGCCGGTGGCCGTTTGCAGGTTGGGCAGGACTTCGACCTTGCCTTCGCCGATGGTGAAGCGGTTGGGCGGCGTGGCCGAATCGTTGATGTAGGCTTGCCAGCGATACCAGCCGGGCGTCCATGAGGCGGTGACAGCGGCGGGGACGGTGACCTGATAATTCTGCGAACCGGGAACGATCATGGACCCGGAGACCGCGAAGTTGCCGAAGCGATTCACGAGGACATAAGAGAGCGTGTATCCCAGCGACGGCGGGTAGTCATTGCAGGGGCGCTGCCACTGCACGGTGTCTCCGGCGCGAATCTCCGTAGGTTCATTCTGCGGAGGGTTCGGCAGGGCAAGCGGGTCGAGGTCGATAGGAAAGGTGCTCACAGTTCAACAGTCGGTCCGTTGGGCAAATTAGCGCCAATTACCGAGGGTTTAGCGGGCATTACTTCCAGCCTGAGACGAATCCGGCGGGTTTACGGGCGCGGGGGAAGTTGGCGGGGCGCGGGCGTCCAGTTTCCGCCGGCGGCGCGGGCTTCGGTTGGGCGGGTTGCGCGGGCGCGGGCTTCGGCTCTTCCGGCTTCGGCGGTGCGGGCGTACCGAGCGGAACCTGCGGAGGCGCGGCGTTTTTCTGCGCTTCTTGCTGGCTCACGAGCCGGTCGAGGTTGCGCTTGATCTTGTTGAAGTTTGGCCGGAGCACTACCACGGCGGCGCGGGCGTACACCGCGCAATCGAGAGCTTCGTTGCGTTCGGAAGTCTTGACCCACTCCATGGTGGTTTCAAAGTCTTTCTTTTTGGTAACCAGCTTTTCGGCGGTAAGCTGGCGGAAAAACTCAGGCGGGAGGCTTGCGGAGAAATGGCAGTAGCTGGGGCGCGCCTCCGTGCCTCGGAACGAAGTGAAAATGTCTTCCTTCGCCGTGTCCACTCCCACTGTGTACAGCTTGATTTTCTTCGGTCCGGTTTCCGTCCCTGAACTGGCGAGTGACTTTCCCCACCCGGCGCGGCCAATGATAGCGAACCACCTGCGAAGACGATGACGTTCGGCAAAGTCATACACGCGCTGGGTGTGATGGCCGCCGGAATCGATCAGCACACAGGAGATCGGCATGGGAAAACCGAGGCTGTGATCGAACGGCTCAAGCAGGTATTCGCGCAGCATTTTCCACGGGCTTTCGGAATCGCTCTCCGGCAGGCCGGGATCGCCCGCGAACACCTTGTGCTCGATGGCCCACCGCTCCTCATCCATGCCCCAGCCCCACACGGTGCATTCGAGGCGATTGTCCTGGGTATCGACGCCAGCGGTGAGGAAGAGAACGCCAGAGGGCAACAGTTCGCCGAAGCGTTCGCGCTTTTCGAGTTCGTGCATATCCGCGCCGGTGCCCTGGATTTCCCATGTCTCGGCGAGGCGGGTATTCACAAACGTCTTCAATCGTTCGCGATTGTGTCCGACCGCAAGCCAATCGGTGACGATCTTCGACCAACTCAACACCGGCGAATAGAGCGCATTCATCTGGAAACCGGCTGTCTTGCCGTCGTGACTCGTGGTTGTGGCGCGCCATTGACCGCGGCGCACCATCTCATACTTTTCGCGCTCGACGATCTGACAGCCATTCAGGCAGACATAGTAGTAATCGAGCAGGCGCGGGCGGGCTTCGGAACCTTCGGGAATCTTCTCCACTTCGTACTTGAAGTTGTTGCGCCAGTCCAACACCTGGAACTCACCGCAATGTGGGCACGGCACGTAGAACTTCCGCTTATCGCTGGAATCGTAGGCGGCTTCGATGCGGGAGAGATGTTTGATGCCCGGCGTGGAAGTGAGAATGATTTTCCGGTTCCAGAACGATGTGGTGCGCTTTTCGGCCAGGTCAACCGGGTCGCCTTCGGTGCCGGCGGATTCTCCGTAGCGGTCAACTTCGTCGGCAATGAGTACGCGGATGGGAGCGGAGGCCAGGCCCGCCGGGGCGTTGGCGCCGGTGATGGTGAGAACGCCGCCGAGGAATTCCTTGTTGAGAAGGGTGTTGCCTGAATCGCGGGCGCGCGGGCTGGGATAGATTTTCCGCAGGACCGGGGTGTCGCGAATCATTTTGGCGATACGGTTTTTGGAGAACTTTTCCGCCTCGCGTTCGGATGCTTGGACAACTAGGATCGGGGATGGGTCCCAGTGGGAATAGAAGCCGATGGCATTGAGATCGATTTGCGATTTGCCGGACTGGGCCGGGAGCATCATGACCACGGTTTCAATGTCGGGATCGCTGATTGCGTCTTGAATGCCGCGCTGGTACTCGGCGAAGGACGTGTTGAAGCGGCCAGGGTAGGCGCCGGATTCCTTGGGGATGAAGGCGTACTCGTCTGCCCATTGGCTGAGGGTGAGTAGAGGGCGCGGTTGGAAGATGCGCTGGGAGCGCCGGACGGCGGCAGAGAGGGCGGCAGCGCCTTCGGGTGAGGTTTCGTAGGTGCGGCGGGGACGGAGCGCGACGGTGGTCATTCCTCTTCGTCCTCGGCGGCTTTCTTTTGGCTGGCCTCAAGCACGGAACCGACCGAGGCTAGGTTGCCGAGCAGGCCATTGGTTTCGCGCTCAAGAATGGCGTAGAGGCGGCCGCGGTCGTCGATCCCGAGGAGTTGGGTGGATAGCCGGGAGGGGAGCGCCTGAATCAGCGTCTTGGTGGAAGCGTTGGCGGTGGCCAGGGCCTTCTCCACATCGGAAATGGCGGCGGCTTCGCAGCGTTCGCGGGCGAGTTGAAGCTCTTTCAAATCGGCTTCGGCCTTGGTTTTCCGCAGAATGGCCTGATCGAGGGTCTCATCGGGGATTTCCGAGCCGTCAGGGGCGTTTCCGGGGCGTCGATTTCCGCCATTTCCGCTGTTTTCGGCTATCCGGTAGGCTACGAACCATTGGAGCGTGGTGGGCCAGTCAAGCATTCTGCCGCGGGGATCGTTCTTAGCCGGTAAGCCCTTGTCTACAATCCAGTTACGGACCTGCCTGGGGGTGACTCCGAGTAACTCCGCCACGTCGGTGACGGGCAATGCGGAGTAGTTTTTCGGGTTTTCATCCTTCGGCATAGGCGCGGAAACGGAAATGAGGGTTAAAAATCCTGTGGCTAGGGCACACGAAGGGTGGCGCGTCACCCTCTGCGCGTCAGGTCCGGGAAGGACCCAAGCCGCCGAATGACACTGACTCCCTTCCTTTGCTCACTCTATATCTCACGTCACATCAGCGAGATACGCTCCGCATTCCCTCCAATCAAGATGCGCGGCTGGCCCGTTTGGGACTCTGTGTATTGAGGCAAGGCCCGCAAGCCAAGCCCACACCGCAGCCGCGCTCTACTTCAAACCTGCCTCACATCGGGCAAACCCCGCAAAGAATCAACATGATCGGCCCACGCCTGCAGCATCCGCTTGCGATCCTCGGCGTATTCGGCGCGGTTGTAGATGCGCTTCACCCCCGCCGTCTTATGGTTCAAACACTTCTCAATCCACTTCTCATCCCAGTGCATCTCGCTTAAGCGGGTGGTTGCAGTCCGTCTCAAGTCATGAACAGTGAAGTGAGGTATTCTCACTGACACTCTTGCAAGTTGTTTATTCAGTGTGCTTTTGGAGATAGCAGCCCACTTGCCATTGACCGCAGGCAGCACACATCCAACGCGCTCTTCGGGCACAGCCAGGCGCTCAACCAGCGCTGTTGCCTGCCGGCTCAGATAGACAATCTGGCCCTGGCCCATCTTGTCGTGTTCTTTGGGGATCGACCACTCACCCAACCCGAAATCGAACTCCGTCCAATCGGCCAGCCGCAACGCGCTCTTCCGAACTAACGTCAACAGAATCAATTCCAGAGCGATCTTGTACCGCTTCGCAATCGGCGCCGCATCCAACGCCCGCAGAAACACGCCGATCTCCGCTTCACTCAGCGCCCGGTCGCGTTTCACTTGTTCGGCAATGTACTTCGGCGGAATCGCATGGGCAGGATTGCTCTCGATCACCCCGCAAACAATGGCGTAATCGCACATCCGCTTGATTACGTTGCGGATGGCCAGCGCCGCAGATCTGCACCCCTTCGCCTTCCGCGCAAACACAATCTCCCGAACGTGATCGGCATGAATCGACGCCAGCGGCAAGTGTCCCAGCGTTGGATACACGTCGCGCTCAAGATACCGCCGCACATCGGCGGGGCTTTGTCGATCCTCTGCCACAATCTCGCGCAAGTAACGCTCTCCAAAGTCTTTAACGGTTGATTTCTTGAGCTTGCCAATCTTCGCGCGGCGTTTCACATCCGCAGGCGACTCACCTTTTGCGATGGCTGCGGCCAACTCATCCCGCTTTTTCCGCGCCTTCTCAGCATTCACGGCGGGATAGTGGCCCAGGTAGACGTTCGCCTGCCTTCCGGCCAGCGTGTAGCGATACAGCCAACTCAAAGTTCCGCTCGGCTGCATCTCCAAACACAGCCCGCGCCCATCTGAGACCGTGTATCGACGCTCTTTGGGCCTCAACGCCTCAATATCCGCAACTTTCAAGGGTTTCAGAGTGCCCATGTATGCAGAATGTGTACGCGAAGCGGTTTTCACGCAACTAAAGGCCCTGAAATCAAAGGCAGGCTATTTATAGGGTAAGAAAATTCCCATTTCACTCCCTTTCCGGCGTGGGCAATATGGTCGAGACGCTTCCCAACCATTTCGTTGACGCTAACAAAATGCTCTCCAGACACAGAAAAGCCCGACCGAAGCCGGGCTTTCGTTGTGAACCTGTCTGGTTTATCCGATCACAGCCCCAACCAGCGCCGCGGCCATCGGCGGTGGCACAGCGTTCCCGATCTGTTTGACCACCGCCTCGCGGTTGCCCGTGAATTCGTAAGTATCGGGGAATCCCTGCGCCCTGGCCAGTTCGCGCGGTTGCAACATCCTGAATCGAATGTCAAGCATGTACTTCTCTTGCCGCGCCTCGATCACCGCAAAGCGATCCTTCGTGGTGACCGTTGGAACCGGCTCATCCGCGCCACTCGATCCCATCACGCCGTAGTAGGAAATCAGGAATGGTTCGGCCACGCCTTCTCCCATGCTTCCCGTCACCGTGCCGAGAGGATCATCCACCGACCTACTCCGCCTCGTGGTATCGCCTTCCCCGTGATTGACGGTGATGAGGTACGGCGTCACGAGCGCGCGATTCTCTTTCGTGACCAGCGTTCCCACTGGAGTGTTGACCGAATGCGCCGCGTTGGTTCCACTCCCCGAATGATCGATAGGCATCAGGAACGGTTCAACCAGGGATAGATCGCAGGAAGATGCGGTCACAGTCCGGATCGGCGCGTCGATGCTGTGCGGCTGGTCATGCTCTCGCGGATGCGGCATGATGAACGGTTCCACATTCGCGCCCATCGTTGTCAACGTCGGCACCGGGCCGTCAATCGATACAGCGTCCTGATTATTGCGGAACACTACCAGGAACGGTCGCAGATCTTCGGCAACGCACTTGCTCAGATCAGCATCGATCCCGCAAAACTTCCGCAGTCCGGCTTCGATGCGGCGAAGCGTCTTTTCAGCCAACGGCTTTTTGCGTCCAAAGATCGAGCGCGAAGGCAGTTTCCAGTTGATGATCTCTCGCGCTGTCTTCCAGGGCTTTCGCGTTTCGGCGAACATCGGCAACGAACCGCCTTTCGCCGCAGGCCGCACATGCGTCGGCTCTGGCCACACGATCTTTTTGTTGCCGCGCCTGGCAATCAGAAAAAAACGCCGCCGCGTGGTGGGCGCGCCATAGTCTGCGCAATTCAACACGCGATATTCCGCCTTGTATCCCAACGCTTTGAGACTTGCCACGAACTGCTGAAAGAGTTCGCCGCGCTTCGATTTCATTGGCCTTCCGTTCGCGCCCAATGGTCCCCAGCTTTGGAACTCAGGCACGTTTTCGATGATGAGGTTATCGATGTAAAGCACCTGTGCCCAGCGCAGGATGTGCCAGGCGGAAGCGCGGCTCTGATCGTTGCAGGGCCTTCCACCGCGCGCAACCGAGTGGTGAGTGCATTCCGGCGAAGCGCAGAGAATGTCCAACCGGCCGCCGGTAACCAACTTGAGCGGGTCAACCACATCCACGCCCGTGCAGAGATTCTGCGCCTCGGGATGGTTGAGCGAGTGTGTGTCGATGGCAACCTGCCAATGGTTGATCGCAAGCAAATGAAGGTCCGCATTGATTCGGTTCGCAGCCATGAGCATCCCTTGCGAAGTTCCGCCGGCGCCACAGAACAAGTCTGCCGCCATGATCGTTCGAGACTTACCCATTGACCTTGACCCCCGGAAACTCCATCCACTCGCGCCCATCCAACAGCGGCTCGGGTTTCTCTTTGCCCACGCGCATCATGCGGTCGAGCGGGCCGAAGTCCTGCTCTTTGATCTCCGATGGATACGCCCAATAGCTGATCTGGCCTTCGTCTTCGCGGTTGCTTGAAACGGAAGTGACCATCTGAATCAGCTTGCCGGCGTACTCAGGCTTGAGAATGTGGCAAATGGTTTTCGGAGCCCACTCGCCCCATTGTTTGAATAGAAACGGGATACCTGCATCCGCGCATTGATCCCGCAGTCGCCGCGCCCAATCCGGGTGCATCGGACGCGCCAGCGGTGTGCTCTCGCCGCCGCAGATCACCCAACCCAACAGCCACCGCTCCGTATCGCGCAGGTCAATCGTCCCGAGCATCGGCTCGCAACTCAAAAAGAACGGAGTGATCTCCCGGCACAGTCCCAACAGTTCGGCGGCAAACTTGAACCGCTCATCGAACCGTTGCTGATCCTCGGCGGTGAATCCCAACCGCACACGCGCCGGCCACTTCTCACGCCACGAGCCAGGCAGCATGGCCTTCCAGTTCTCTGGCCTTTTGGTGAGCAATAGAAACTCCAGATGTGTGCAGGCTTCGATCTCTTTCCAAAGCCGTTCCCGCGCACCGATAGGCGCTTTCACATCGAACGTGTCTGACAGCGAGTTGACGAACACCCGCCGCATCACGCCCGCGCGTTCTGCCTTGCGGTCCCATGCCCTCAACTTCGCCCAGTTGGAATCGCTCGTCACCCGCCGCGGCGCATTCACGCCCCAGCCGCCGCCGGTCCAGTTCCACAGCTTGTTTTGCGCTTCGGCGTAGCAATGCAAACACCCCGGCGAGGCATGTTCACAGCCGATCCATGCGTTGAACGTGTGATCGCACCACGCAATTTTTGTTACTTCACCCATTTGCCTTCCTCTTTCAAAAAGTGACTGTTGCGGTGATGGCTGCGGCGAAGAGCCAATATAGAGCGCGTCTCACATCTCGCTGCCACAGGTAGACCACACAAGCTCCCAAGTCGATAAGGATGGTTATCGCCGGGAAGATTTGCGCTTTCGTCATCGTCAATACTCCGTCGATGCAAAGAAGTAAGGGAATTCGTCGCCTGCGGCAATCATGGCGTCAAGTTGTGCGCGGAATGAGCGAGTAACCTGGCCCGGAGTTCCGTCTTCGTCTTCATCCGAAAACATCGTCCGCTCCATATCCTCGGCAGTCAGTTCAACCGGCTCGACCGTGTACTCTTCGCACATCTCCGCAATCGCTTCCGGGGTTGTGTCATAGCAGAGGTTTTCTGCCATCCCGCGAATCGCATCGTCGGCTGTTGCGCCGGCGTACCAATCGCAATCGTTCATCTGGAACACTTTGATTTCGTTTTCCATGCCCTCCTCTCCTTACGCTGCAAAAAGGTTCAACTGGTCGAGCGCGGGCACAATGCGCCATGCCTCGAACAGCGGTTCATCATCGTCCGGCGGCTCGGTGGCGCTCACCGCCTCAAGCCGATCCCACGCCTCATCGTTGTCAAAGTCTCCGGCCTGATCGATTGCGTTCAACAGCGCCACGCGCTCGGCGTTTGCATCGATCCCCAACTGCTCACAGCACTCCGGGAAGCTCACGAACCGGCGCTTGGATACCGATCCCGGCTCCGAACATGCAATCCAATCGCGGGCCAGCAACGCAGCATCCGTGGGACTGTCCGTTGGCTTCGCGCCCGGCGCGGGCATGGCCTGCAGCACACCGCGCGATTCCGGAAAGATGGCCAGATCGCAGTTCGCATCGATCAGCGCAACCTGGATGAACCGTACATAGAACTGCATCGCAGGCGTGTAATTCCAATGCGGCCTGTCCGCCTGCCACTTGCTCACGTCTAACTTGGATTGCTGTGCCATCGCTTACCCTTCACTCGGTTTGGTTCCCTTGAAACTCGGAAACCGCTTGAGTAATTCCTCTTCGTCATAGCCGGTGCGTTCCATCCACTCCGGCGCCCACTTCCAAAACTCCGCAATGTCATTCAATCGGCGCTGTGCCTGGGTTATCCGTTCCCTCGCTCTGCGCCGCGCATCCATGCCGGCTTCGATCTCCGCCGCAACTTCGTCAGGCCGCGGAAAGAACGTCTGCCCCGGCTTGATGCGTAGCGAACCGAGCGCTTCCTTGAATCGCGGGAGGGAGTATTTCAGGGCCACTTGCTCGAAGTCCTGCAGGTAGCCTTCCATCGATTCCGCCAGGTCTTGATTCGGATACCGCAACGCCGTCTGGTCTACCAGCGTTGACAGTTCCATCCAATCCCCGTCGCTTAACAGCCTCCGCGAGGGCTGCTCGATTAGCGTCAACGCGCTGTTTAGCTGGACTAGGCTTACTTGCTCCATTGCTTGCCTCGTTGGCGCGCTGTGCGCCGCCGTTATCGAGCGGGAACACTCCCCGCCAACTGTTCGTGATGCTGCGGTTCAAAACCGCCTCGGCCTGATTTCCCACCGCTTCAAGCCTCACAAGCTCGGCCACGATGTTCTTGCGGGCGCGGTCGGTGAGCGGCGCCCTGATCTTCCGGCGCATCTCCTCGAAGTCGTTCCAAACTTCCTTCTGAATCCACTCCGGCAAAGCAAACTGCAAAGGCTTGTCCTTTGCGGCGGCTTTTGCTTTTGCCTCCGGCTCTGGTACTGGTACTGGCTCTGGCTCCGGTAGGCGGGATACCGTACCCTCACTAGGGATTTCTGTACGTACACGTTTCTTCTTTGTACGGACAGCGGGAACACAGAATTTCAATCCAGAGCGATGCAGAGAATTCTTGGTCGCCTTGTCAGCGTGTTGCGCCCAATCGTGAACAACGATGCGGTGAACAGGGTGATCGTTCAGCCAGCCCGAGGCCGTCAATCCTGAGATCAGCGCGCCCGGTTCACCATCCCACTCCACCCACGCTTCGATGGCTTGGTCCGGATACTTTCCGATGTTGCCCTGCGGCGTGAACCGCCCTGTGAAATGCCAGATAGCTTCCAAACATCCGAGCGCCACATACTTCGGGCGACCGATTCTGGCTTTTAGGCTTGCGAATTTTGGATGGTCCGGTACGGCCCTGAGTGCCACTACGCAGCCTCCGCTCTCTCTTGCCGCCCTTGGTGCCATAGGCCGCGCTTCGTGGGGCGCAGGAGCGGCAGCGTGGCCGCCCTGTCCCGTTCCAGCATCCTGTACAGCCGCTCGACGCGCCGCGCGTTTACAAGGCTGATTCGCTTCCGCTTGTAGAAGTGAATCTCCGGCTCCTGATAGCCGAGCTTCGCGGCCAGTTCGGCCATCGTGAATCCCTGCCGGAGCAGATCTTCGATTGCCCAGTCCGTATCGGCGCCGCCCACCGTGGTTCCGCTATCCCGCGCGGCTTCGGTCACGTCCAGAATCTTGCGCTCGGTGCTCTCCCGGATGCGCCGGTAACGCCCGGTGCGAATCAGCGTCACCACGCGCTTCATCACGCCGCTTTCCGCCTCGACCGCCTTCGGGCCGATACCTTTTTTGAAGAGACTGGCCAGATGCTCCTGCGCCAACTCCGCACTCACCGTGTGGTCCGGCTCATTGAGCTTGTGAGCGGCCCGGCGCGGGCGCTGATACTCCGCATTCCCCACCCGGCAAGCCAGGCACCGGCAACCGTGTCGATAACGGTTGATGTTCCCGTGGGGATATTCAAGCGCGCGCCGCCTTACTGTTATTTCCAGGTTCCCCATGGTCACTTCTCCAGCCGCAACGGCATCACAATGTAATCCAGCGTTTCGCCGTCCTTCGGCGTGGCTTTGAAGAGAAGCGGGGATTGGTTCGTCTCCGGCAGAGCAATGCGCACGTCACCTTCCAGGCGCTTGAGCAGTTGGATCAGGTAACCGGCATTCACGCCCACGCGCAGAGGCTCTTTCGGTGATCCGACGCAATCCACCGTTTCTGTAGCTTCGCCGGCCTGGGGATCGGAACTCTCGATCACGATCTGTTCGCCGAAGGTCACCGCAACCGCCGAGGTCTCCGCATTGCTCAACAACACGCAACGCTCAAGGCTCAACAGGAAGTCGCGCACACTGGCGCTCACTTCGAGGCGCTTCTCTTTCGGCAACACTTGCTCCCAGCTTGGAAAGGCCCCGGTGATCTTGCGGCATGAAACAAACACCGGCGTATCCGCGGCCACGCTGGCCAGGATCATCGATTCATTGAAGGCCAGGTCAATGCCGTCATTGTCGCCAACCAACAGCGGCAACAGAGCCTTGATAAGCCGCGCCGGCAAGAGCAGCGTGATCTTCTCTGTGCATGGCATCGCATAGATCGTCATGCAATGGCCGTCTGTCGAGACCATCCGCAACGTCGTGCCGTCGCCCATCAGGAGCACACCGTTCAGCGCGTACCGCTCTTCGGTTCCAACCGTGATCGAGGCGAAGCGCAGAGCGCGGGCCAGGTCGCCCTGCTTGAGCGTGATGCCTTCGTTGTCTAGTTTGAAGATGCGGTTATCGGGCCATGCCGAGGCCGTGAGAATCGGCAGCGTGGCCTTCGTGCGTCCGCAGTGCATCGTCGCGCGGCGGTCCGTGGCGCTGAGTTTCACATCGTCGCCGGCCAATAGCTTTACCCAACTCAGGAACCTGTCTGCCGGGATCACAACCGGGCGCGGCAATCCGCTTGTCTCCGGACACAACGCGCGAATCGCGAGGGTGAGGTCGGTGGTCTCGATGGCCAGGCCCTCGGGCAACTGCTCGATGCGTACCGATTGCAACACCGGGATCGTTGCATTGCCGCGCGGGATTGCCGGTTCCACAACCTTGAGCGCGTGTTGCAGATGAACCAGACTGATCGCCGCTTTCATCGGAGCGGATTCTACTTCCGTCTTTTCCAAAACTGCTTCCATGACCGTTTGCCTTTCTTTGAGGGTTGAGGGTGAGGGGTTGAGGTTGCTTACCGGCGGGGCGCCTGGGTGTCGGGACCGGCGTGGGTGATTTTCAGGCTGATCGGTTCGGCGTTCACAATGCGCAGCCGGTCATCGTCGATCCAGCGGTTGTCCACAAAGTCGCCGTCTGGCTTCGCGGCGGGTTGGACGAGCGCCTGATTGCAGCCGGTGATGTATTCAACGTGGCCGGTGACCACGCCTTCAAAGCCGCTGATAATGTCCTTCACTTTTTGTCCGAGCTTGATTGCCATTTCGATTCGCCTTTCATGCGAGGGTTGGGGGTTGAGTTATGCGGCCTTCTCTTCGGGCAGAATCAGCAGCCCGGCTTCGAGCAACTTCTCTGTCAGCCGGTCCAGGGCCGCGGGAAACTTGTACGAGATGGTGCGAACGCTCATGCCCAACAGACACGCGGCTTCGGCCTGGGTGTACTCCTGGATCACAATCCGGGTGAGCATGTCCCGGTCGAGCGAAGGGAGACGCTTGATAACCTTTTCCATGTCGATGACAAAGAGCATGGCGTCTTCAAAGCTGGTAATCGGGCGGCTTGAGACCCACCCGCGCCCAATGGGACTGTTGAGTGTGCAGGCAACCCGGCAGGGCTGCATCGACGCATAGAGGTAACGCCGCAACAGGCCGTGCGTGTGAGCGCGAAGGTAGAACACATCCGCCGGGCAAGACGGAACGCGGGTACGCGGGTAGTGTTGCGCGAATCGCATTTCGCCAACGGGAAGACACGCACGATTGCCGCTCACGCTGCTACCTCATCACGGAACATCTTCTGTTTGCGGGATGGGCGCCCGCGGCGCTTGCGGCTTTCAGGGGTAGGGAAATCGGCCAGCTTGGTCTCGCAGGCTTTGCAATAGACGCCCTTGTCTTCCTGGCCGCGATACCAGAGGCATCCACAGCCCTCGCAGATCTTCAAGTCAACGCGCGATTCCATTGCGTTCCCCCAGTTTCCAAAGCTGTTCAAGTTGAGCAATCTCGCGCGCGGCCTTGCGGTCCTTGCGATGTTTCAGCCAGCAGAGCAGGTATCCGCCGGCGACCATGATTGCGACCGTGAGCATGAGCGCAATCAACAAAGGAAACAGGGTGTCATCGTCGAAGAGATTCATTGGAAGCATCCATCTCTCACCACGCGGCGGTGAAGGTCGAAGAGCAACTGATCGTCGGCATGAGCCGCATTGACCAGGCGCTGAAAGTAGGAGAACTGCGGGTTGACAGAGCCGAGGGTCACGCGGGCCTGCTCAAGATGGGCGAGTAACTCAACGTACATCCGGTCGCGGTCGCTCACTACGCCACCGCCTTTATCAGCCGCTCAACTTTGCGGGCCATCGTCAGAGCCTCGAAGCGGCGAAGGAATTCAGTCTCGGCAGTGTGCTCGTTGAGCGGGAAGATCGTTTCGGGTAGAACCTCTGCCCCTGGCCGCGAAGTGGAGTCCGTCATCAGGTCGCGCTTTTCGGTCGAGCAGAGAATTTCATCCGCAACCTTGACGAGCGGCGGCTCGATGGGACTGAGATCGAACCGGATGATTACTTCGGCCATCACCATCCGCTCGACGGCCCGGTAGAGTTCGCCGAATCCCGGCGCGTGTTTCACCGGCCTGGGAATGTCTTTGAGGTAGGCTTCGGAGGCGTCGTGCAATAGGCCCCACAATGCCATCTCGCGGGCCGTGTGGATACGAAGAGCTTGTGCGTCGGGTCCAACGAAGGGAAGACGGAGAGCCTTCGATTCTGCCACCTTGCTTACGCGCAGGCTGTGATCGGCAACGGAGTAGTGGCAATAGGTCGCGCCGCTGAATCTGCATTCGTTGGAAAGGTGGTGGGCAATGTCTTCGATGAAAATCTCATCCGCATGAGGATCGAGCGGCCAGAACTTCCGGCCCGTGAATGTGCGGATGAAGTTATCCTCGGTGCGCTTTACGCGGGGCGTTTCGGAGATCATCAGCATGAGACAGCCTCCGGCTTGGGATCGGATTCGAGGAGCGGGCTGTTCTTGCGGCGGATGATGGTCTGTGCGAACCGCTCAAGGTCGCGCTTGTAGCAGCCGTGGCGCGCGACGATCTCTTCAAACTCTTCAATGTCGTGGCCGCGTGTCCGCCAAACCGGACGCCCCTTTGTGTCGATGCTCGGCTCCCCGTCTCCATCGCAGGCGCGGGCCGCATGGCACATCTCGTGATCGAGCAGCGCCCGCTTTTGCGCGGTCGTAAACTCCGGGTCCTCCCACACTTCTTTGTTGAGGACAATCACGAAATCGTAATCGACAAGTTCCCGCTGCAGATCGGTGGCGCGCATCAGAAACCCGAGAACGATATGACCGTCGCAGTTGGCTTTGGAACCTTTCTTCCATGCCAGGGCGATGCGGGCTTTGGCGGTGTCGAAGTGATTCTCGGCCCTCACTTCGGAAAGCAACTCGTGAGGCCGGTCGATGATTGAAACATCGTCGGGAAGAATCAACTGGAAGGCGATCTTTTTGGGTTTGCCCATTACGCGGCCTCCGCTTCCATCACCTTGACTGCGCGATACAAATACAGGCCACTTGTGGGATTGGAGCGGACGCGCTCGATCTTCCATCCGACGCGGCGCATATCCCGCAGCCGGGCGCTGATCGAGGCTTCGCCGTAGTGTGTGCCGGGATAGAGCTTGCGGAGATCGGCGATGATCTTGGGGAGTGTGCGCCATTGCCCGTCGGCCATCAGGGCATCCACGCGCTTTTGCTGGGAAGTGAGCCGTTCGCCGTCCACTTCCGGCTCGAAGGTCTCGCCGAAGATGGCCGGAGCGAAGTTGTTCAGGCCGCCGAGGAGATCGGCTTGGAGCGGGTTGCGGCCCAGGGCGGCGGTGTGCGAAGCGTTGCGGATATGCGCTCGGACAGTGGTCATGCTTGCACCGCCTGATTCCAGAACGCGGAGGCTTTCGCACCCGAATAGTCGCGCATCGGCATGAGCAATCCGCAACTCTTCCGGCCACCCGTCATTGAACTTCGGCGGGTTACGAGAATGACCGATTTGTCGTCGCAGACTGAAAGACAGATACCGCTGCTACGCTTCTCAGTTCCGGCAAGCGATTTCGCGCGAGAGAGAAGCAACTCTTCGGAAAGGAAGATGGACGTCGTGTACTTCTCAGTCTCTTTCGGGAACACAGCGGCCCATTGAGGAAACTGGCCGTGCATCTTGTCGAAGGATTGAGAGCGGCGCGAACCACCAACCGAGACGGTGACCGAATCTTCGGCAGCGCGAATGAAAACATCGGGCGCTTTGGCTTTCGCGGTGCGGGGCTTGAACTTTACAAAGAGCGCATCAGCGGCCCGAAGAGCGTCAACCGGTATCAGGAAGGACTTCTCCTCATCTTCCAGGAGATCGGAAACGTCCATGATGGCCAGCAAGTGACCGTCCGTTACAACGGCGGCTTTCTTATCGGCGTCGATGTAGACCGCGCGCAGGGTGTAGCGGCTTTCTTCTTTGGAAGCCCCGCACCACATGCCTTTAAGTGCCTGGCTGTATTTCATCCCCGCACCGCCTCTGCGCCGATTGCTTCGCCGGCTTCCAAGGCGGCCCATTGGCGGTCATTCTCGGCGCGCAGGGCGTTGGCGGCGTCGATGGCGGAGATTTGCTTGACGATTCCGGGGCAAGTGGCCTTTTTCCAGCGTCCGATGAAGATCGGGGCATCCGTGACGCCGCCCAGCCACATCTCGGTATTGAAGATGTAGAGGCGGGGGGCGCCGCAATCCAGGCAGGTTTGGTGATCGTCGAAGGGGAGGGTGATGTGCCGGTGGGAACATCCGAAGGTTACTTCGGCGACCCAGGCAGCAAGTTTTTTCAGCCGCCAGGCCAGCTTTTGGCTGTAAGATGGCGTCCAGTTGAGGGCGTAGCGATAAGCGGGCGTTCCAACGGAGGGAATTGCAATGGGCATCGGTTATCTCCTTAAGAATCAGGAAATAACCTGTAAGTGGTGGGCGGTCCCGGACTCGAACCGGGGACTTCCTGCTTGTAAGGCAGG